TGGACTTGAGGAGATAGGCTCCATCAATGAGTACAATGTCTGGCTTGGCCGCCAGGATAGCAGCCTTGAGTTTCCACAGCCCCAGGATGAAGTTGCCTTCTACAAAGTATGCTTCTGGCAGCTCTGAGAGCCCCTGGAGGATGGTTCCCAGATATTTCTTGGCAGGAGTAGAGAGCCTGCGAGTCTTGACTGCCTCATAAGTCACTCCTGCATAGAGAGAGAAGAGCCTTTTGGCCACCTGGAGGAGGGACATCTCCATTGAGATGAGCATTGGTCTGGCCCCACTCAGGTGAGCCGACTTGAACAAGTGGAGGAGAGCCATTGTCTTTCCCGTCTTTGCCCGTCCAGTTATGAGGCACAGGTCCCCTGGCTGGCAGCCCTGGGACACTTTGTCTAGTGTGGGCCATCCGGTTGTAATCCCCATTACATCCCCAGGAGGCTCGGAAAGATAATTCTCGAAGTCTTTGGCTAGCTCAGTCATGGTCTTGATTCCCGAGTCTTCGTCCTGGGCATCGAGCTGGGCCACAAACTCCTTGAATATCTCCACTGCCTCTCGTGGATTGCCTTTCTCCAAGCTCTCGGTGATTCGGGCCAGGTCCAGCTCCATCACCTTCCTAGCCAGCTTCTCGTTTTGGTGCTGTTCCCAGTAGTATTCGAATGGAGCCGAGAAGTCCTGTGGTGTGCTTCTGGCACTCCGCCAGGGGCGGGAGGGAATTATACTTGTCCACAAACCTTCGCATGAAGTGATAGAGTTTGGACTCCACCACTTCTCTATCCAGGCGGAAGAAGTAATCCAGACGTTCTTCCTCGGCTATCCTCAGGAGCAGTTCGTCCATCATTCAAGCCACCCCAGCATTACAGCTTTGTTCCCTTTCCTTATATAAGGAAGAAGAGCTTTGGTTAGCTCCCTCTCTCCCACCAGGTCGGGATTCACTATTATATAGAGTCCCCTTCGGCGGGTGGGCTCTATGTCCTCCAGCTTCGTGCACAAACTTCACTTCCCAGCCTTCAGTCAGGAAATACCAGGCCAGGGCCACTGCGAAATCGCTTTCACTTGCCTGGAGGGTAGAAAAATCGCTGGCCTTGACAAGTCGTATAGCCTCTCTTAGCTCCTCTCTAAACGTGTCTACTACTTCTGGCTGGAAAGACTCCACCCATGCAATAGGAGCCCCCGCCGCCACAAGAGAAGCCCTAATCCCCATCCTTCTTCCTCCGAACGTCCATGCTGGCTACCCGAAGCCCATACTTCTGGGCCAGGGTGTTGGTGAATGCGCCCTTCTTTCCTAGCGGGGCGCCTCTGGCCTTCTTCCACTTGGGCACAAAGTGCTCCAGAAAAGGAGTGGACAAGATGCGGGTCAGGCGGGGCTCCTCCTTAGCCAGCTTCCACCCAGCCTCCTCGTCCTCCTGAAGGTGGAGCCAGTTCCAGATACACCATCTTATGAAGTCCAAGACTGTTTCTGTCCCTCCAAACTCCTTCTCTAGCCTGGCGATGATCCTGGCATACTGTCGGACCCTCGCCTTTATTCCTAGCCCTTCGAATTCATCCAGCAGTTCCAGGATGAGCTGCTCCCGCCGGCGGGCCTTTCCCTTGGGCGAAAGGCCGTCCTCCAGCGAAAGGATCTCTAGTCCTTTAGATGGTTCTTCTCTGTTCTTCTCCCCAGAATCCGCCGGAGGGTGGTGGGTGGGGGAGTTGTGGGAGGACTCAAGGTTTGGCCTAGGGATCTCCGGAGAGTTCTGCGAAGCAGAACTCGGAGGGGAGTCCGAGGGGAAAACCGAGGACTCTATATTGTCGTAGTGTATGTTAGTATTCTCTGTTAAGGATCTTCCCGTTTGGTCAAGGTCGTTCTTCCCCTTTTGGGAAGAAGAAAATTCCCCCCTCCCCTTCATCCACTCCTCAATCTTAGGGACTAGGACATCCAGTTTGAGGTGAATGTGCTTGGTAGGGCTGCCGTCGAATTTAAAGACTTTCGTCTCGATAATGCCTAGAGACTCCAGCAGCTTGCAGGCCCTGTCAAATCGTTTAGGGGTTATCCTACATTCTTCCCACCAGTCCTCTCTTCGCTTGGCCAGCCAGTGTTTGCCTTCCTTATAGACCCTAATCCTTGGTTTCTTGTCCCGTCCAGGTAGATGCCAATAAACGATTTGGCTAAGAAGGACACCCGCCACCAGGTCGCCTCCAGCCACGTCTATGTAGACCCGCTTCACATTGATCGAGTCCCTAGAGGCTGCTTCCCATTGGAGAAACCATTGGTATTTATTTGTTTTCATTTCCTGCCTCCTTAGATGCAGGCCGACTCAAGGGCCCTCAAGAGGGGGTGACGGCGACCCCATCGGTTGGGAAAGTCTTCCTGCCTCTCATCTCTTCACCTCCAGCTGGATTGGCTCCTTCTTCATAGCTTCGTCTACCAGTTCCCTGATGATGTGCACTATGCTGGAGCGCTCTATGAAAGCCTTGGTCCTCAACCATTCGTGCTGTTCGTCGGAGAACCTGAGTAGCGTCGGCCTATTATGCCTTCTGTTTTCTTTGCTCATCTTCTACCTCCATTGGTGTGTTTTGTTGCAGTGTATCCGCTAATCCAGGAGTTGTCAAGTGTGAAATCGATTTCACTTTCAAAGCCTCCTATATTTCCGCACGATGCACATGGTGCCGTCTTCAGTCGTGATTGTCTCGCAGGGGAAGAGGATGAGGACGGGAGTCCCGTCTATCTCTAACATAATAGTGCCTGAGCAATGGATCAGCTTGCACCTACGCAGGACGTCGGTTAGATGTTCATCTACCGAGACTCCTAGCCGATGTTCTATCACAGCCTTGATAAGAGCCTCCTCCTGTTCCAGGAGGGCGGGCATAGCTTCTGCCAGGAGACTATCTATATTCATCTGCAATCTCCTTTAGCATCTCGGCATAGTGAATAATCTTGTCCATGTCGGCGGGGTTTATTTTATCCCGATTCCTGAAGGCATACTTAATGATGCTCCCTATAGCGAAGTGGTGGAGAATCCCACCCGCCTTCATAAGGTCTATCGGTTCCACAGAGCCGGTTTTGTAGTGCTCTGAGCCTCTGGACTTGATACTCGGCCTGGTTGAGGCCGAAAAGGTTTTGTCGGACTCAGGCAAGTCCTCAGCGGTGACTTTAATTTGATACCACTTTGGTTCCGGTATTTTGCACATAGCACCCTCCCTATCAACTCCTCATTCCCCCCTTCGCTGACTTCTCTTTGGCCTTCTTATGTAACCTAAGAAGCAAATCACACAACCTGATAGCCTCGAATCGGTAAAACCTCCATCTCTCTTTGGCTCTTATTTTTGGTGTGTATGGGTGAGTGTTATAGTAGCTTATAAGAGACCAAGCCATACTAAGGAGGTTTGTTCTCAGTTCCTGCTCCTTTCCATAAAGTTTAAGAGGGCGTCCCCGGGACCTAAAAAAGTAACGATCCAACCACCAACACAGTCCCCCATGTGCCCTAGCCCAAGCTTCTTCTCTGCTTTTTGGAGGCTCCAGAGCTGAAAGATACGCCTTTAGAACCTCCAATGCCCAGGGTTCAAAATTTAGTTTCATTTTTCCTCCTTCTGGAGTTCAACCTCTTCGTTTTCTTCCCAGAAGCGTTTGACTGTCAGGCCCTTTTTGATTTCAGCAACCCAGGTCTTATTGTCTATAGGAGGCTTCAGCCCTGTAGCTCTGACCAACAATGCTCCATAGGATGAGGTAATTATGTCGTGCAGGACTTTCTGTGGGGCTCCTCTCAAGCCGTAGCCAAGGTCTCTTGCGAGAGCCTTGGCTCTCTCTTCTTCCCGCAGTGCCTGGCAGACGTGGGGATTTGCCAGGATAGCTCTTGTCAGCTCCTCGAAACGCCTTTTGTAGTCAGTCATGTTTGCTTCCTCCTTGTCTTTTCGAGTAGCTGGTTACAGTGGTGAATAGCCGATTGCCTACATCCCTCCAACCTGCTCTTGCTCCGCTCAACCCAAGTTTCTGGGAGACTGGGGTTTTCCAAAAACAGCCTAATATCAAAAGAAGCCTTTTTTATACACAAGATGTCTCTCAGCAAAAGTTCTTCTGTCGTGCGGGGGGCGAGTACGATTGGAAGAAACCACTGATCTACTAGCCTTTCCCACAAACTGAATCCGCATAGGTGAGTCTTTACGAACCAAGAGAGTCCTCCTTTATCTAAACCCTTTGCTTCTCTAGCAGTAGTTGGGGCCTTAATGGCCACAAGGTAAGCTCTGACTACCTCTATAGCCCACGGTTCAAACGGCTTGCTCATTTGGCTTTCCTCCTTGTCTTCTTTCTTCTGGGCCTGGTGGTGGAAGAAGGAGGCAGGCTCACCGGCTTGGCCCTGGTTGCTGCCCAGGCCCTCAACTGCTCCACCACTTCTTTATGAGTCTCCCCAAACGGGGTGGTCTCTCTAATGGCCTCCAGAACGTCCTCAGTCTTGAAGTCCCGCTCCTGGTAGAATGCGGAGAACATGGCCTTCCTCACTGTTCCAGCAATGTCTGCTCCAGTGAATCCTTCCGTTACATCGGCCATTAGCTCAACGTCATATTTCCTAGGGTCTCGGCGGGCCTTGGAGATATGAATTGAGAATATCTCCTTCCGCTCCTCATGGTTCGGTAGATCTACAAACCAGGTGTCGTCCAGTCTTCCAGCCCTGGTGAGCTCTGGCGGGAGGGCTTCAATGTCATTGCAGGTAAAGAAGAAGAAAGCTCCGTCGTTCTCCTCTTCCATAAAATAGAGGACCGAACCCAGAACCCTGGACTCCACCCCACCTGAAGTGTGTCCGCTACTCTCGTGGCCAGCAAACATCTTCTCTGCCTCATCTACGAGGACAATGGCAGGAGAGACGGCCTTTATCAGCTTGAGCACCTGGCGGGTCCGCTCCTCAGACTCACCAACAAACTGTCCAAATAACTTCCCTACGTCCCACCGATACAGCGGCAGCTTGAACATATTGGCCAGAACCTTCGCAGACAGGGACTTCCCACATCCCTGGATTCCAACCAGGCAGCAGCCACGAGGTGGGGCCAACCCATACTCCATTGCCTCCTTCCTCCTCCGATAGAACGAGGAAACAACAGCGTAGTGGCCCTTGAAGGCCCCCATACCCCCCAAGTCCTTTACCTCCTCTGTTGAGGACACATACTCTAGGAGACCACTCTTTTTGACCAGCTCGGCCTTGTATTGGTGGAGGACTCTCAAATTGACTGGCTGTTTGGCTGTGCCAGAAGCGATAGCCATGCCCAGTGCCCTCTCTCCTTCGATCATAGTCAGCCCCTTTAGGGCCAGGGCGGAAAGCTCCACCAGATCCTTCTTCAGAGGAACCTCCTCTCGCTCCATTACTTCTTTGGCCAGCTCTACGAGCTCTTCCTCGGTCGGGAGGGGGAAGTCCCAAGTGGCAAAAAAAGGGAGGATCTCCTGGGGAATCTTTCCAATCCTTCCCACAAAGAAGCAGACGACATCGTTCTCGTCACAGTGATCATAAAGTCTGTGGAATTGTTCAACTAAAGAATGGAACAATCTGGGCTCGTCCCAGGCGAACCCAAAATTCCTGTATATTAGAACCTTCTGGTTCCACTTGGAGTCCACGGGGCGGGAGATGGCACTCAAATAATCCCTGTCCCCACGCTCAGCGCTGCTCCAACCACGCCCAAAGGTCCAAGTCAGCACTTCATAAGGCACTTTGGTCTTCTCGGAGTAGTCCTCTATCCTGCTGGCTATTTCTTCCTGAGCCCTGTCTACTTCGGTAGTGTCAACAAGAATGAAGACCTGGTGGGCGTCGAGCAAGATATCGAATTGATCCATAGTCAGCCTCCTTGCTAGTTTCCTGGCGGGGCGGCTTTTCAGCCACTCAATGTACTTCTTCCGCCCTTCAAGGGCGTCTTCCCAGCCACGCCTACCCACACCAGTCATGCTCACAAAGCTCCCTGAAAGGACACTCCTCACAGGACTCGGCCAGGGGGCAGTCCCCATGAATATAGAGACTGCCCTCCGTAGAGATCACGATTATCGTTGGATATTCCTCGTCCTGGAGTCGCCTTCGGTTAGGCATTCCAGCATTTCCATGTCCAGCTTTTCTTGGAATCTCTGAACATCCTCTTCCGTTTCCCATGGCTCCGCCTCAATGATTATTTCTGTTTCTTTGATTATTACTTTCATCACTGTACCCTCATCACAACTACTTGTGGGGTCTTCTCGACCTCCACACAATACCCCATTCCCTGGAGGCGGTACTCCAGGTAGTCCTTCATTACGTCCTGGTAAACTCTGTAGAAATCAGAGTCGTAGAGCACTTCTCCGCCACGAACCCCAACTACGTTATCCACTACCAGCTCGCACTCCTCGGGAATTCCACAAGGACAGCGGTAGGTCTCGATCTTACGTCCTGCTTCCAACATGGCCCGCTCAAACTCGGCCAGGTCCACCTTAACTCTAACCTTCCTCATCCAACTCATCTTGTGGCCTCTTCCTCGGTGACCTGGGCTGCGTACACAGACTCCTCTCCGAACCAGTTAACTTCCCTGGTGACTTTCACTTTGATTTCCTTTCCTACCAGCTTTTTGGGATAGTCCTCATGGACCCCTACCCATACCCAAATAGTCTTACCAACGTCGGGGAGCCTACAGTCAGCCTGTTCGTCGTAGACGTCCTTCACTACGGCTTTCGTGGTCCAGGTTTCCCTTATTCCTGCTCCCTCGCTATATGCCTCTACAGCCTGGGCCAGCAGCTTGGGGTAAAACACGAAGTCTTCTCTCTTCAGGTGGTGGAGTAGGGTCGTGAGAAACCGGTCCTTGTCCTGAGGCATTTCGCTGAGAGTGGCTATGTGGACTTCTTGAACGGTTCCTCTATAAATCCAGGCAACTACTCTGGCCTGTGCCTGATTCCCGTGGGGGAGGCACATTTCCAGCGACAGAGTGAAGCCTGCTGGTAGCCTTCCCACAGCACTTTCTACTAATTCTACCTCATACATAACTTCCCCCCTTTTTAATGTAGGGTGTTTCCTTCGTCGCCGGAGGCTCCGTTGCCAGGAAAGAGCTGAATTATAGTGAAGCTGGGCTGGGAAGCAATGATGTCCAGCATCATTGCGACCTTCAAGGCAGAGGCGGGGTCCATCCCAAACTCTTCCACAAGCCCCTGAAAAAGAGCCTCCAGGCGCTCGGCGGGCCTTCCCTTCCTCTTCAGTACGAGACCATATCTGCCCATGATCCTGGCAGCCTGAGAAGCCCACTCTTCTAGCTCCTCCTGGGCCATTCCCACAGCCTCGGCTAGGCTTTCGGCGTCGTAATTCCATTTCATCTCTTCCTCCAGGGCACAAGCTTCACCTTGACAAGGCGGAAGCAGACCGGTTTGTCCTCCCATCTTCCGACAGAACCTATTAGACACCACCCAGACCAGAACTTAGTGTCGTCCTTTCTGGGACACAGGGAAGAGGTAAACAATATTCCCTCCTTGTTGTTCTGGACGGGTTTTATAGGACGCCCCACCAGCCGTATGCCTGTCAGTTCTTGAAAGCCATGAAAAGCGTCCTTCTTGCCAATCTCCACTATGCACAGCCGGTGGGGGACATTCCTAAAGCCTCCTCCTCTATGTAGCCTCATTTGTTCCTCCTTCTAATTTTCTTGGAAGGACTGCCCAGGTCAGCTACTGTCCAGCCCTGGCTCCTGGGATAGAAGGACATCAGTCCCTTTACGATTTCTTCTCCTTCAACTGATGCAACCAGAAGATGCCTGCCTGGGCGGGCGATCCCCTCGTATTTCTTCGAGGTTCTACCTGTAGTGACAGTGACGGAGACGTAGGCGCCTCCTCTGGTGAGGCCGTCGTCTTTCAGCTTGACCTCCCACCAGTCTTTCAGGGATGTGTCTGTTACCTGCCCTTTGAACAGGCGGAAGGCGATCATAAACTTCTTGCCTCCCGCCACAAAGGATCGCTTCCTAATCAGCATTCCACCCCTCCACTTGCTCCAAGACTGCTTCGTTCAGTTTCTTGGACTGAGCAGCCAACCAGTCGGCACAGATATACTCCAGGGCCTGGTTGTCGTCCTCAAACCCAGTCAGCTCTCGTGCCCTCTCCAGGGCCTGGTCCACCACTTCGGCGGCCTCGTTCACCAGCTTGAACTTGAACGAGACCTTGGTCACCACGGGCTTGGCGGCATATTCGCTGCGGACGCTCCTTACGAATTCCTGAGCCTCTCTGGAGGACATCTCTTTGACTCCCTCAATCAACTCTTTGGTCTTATCCTCCGGTAGCTCATCGTTGATGATCAAGGCAGCAATGTCTTTGAACTTGGCCCAGCCCAACTCGGCAATGTCCTCTTTAGCCAGGCTGTGCTTCACGATAGCCTGACCCATCTTGACCCGATAAAGCCAGGTCCGGTAGTCGATCCCAAGCTCCACCTCGGCGTACTCCCTGGCGGAGGCGTATCCCCACTCCAGGAACAGCTGCTTTTCGGCAATTTCGTTCGCTACCAAGCTGAAGTCATACCAGGCATCGTTTATCTCGTGGATCAGGTCCTTGGCCTGCTGGCGGATGTCCATCTTCTTCGTAGTCTTTTTCCTAGTCTTTGCCTTGGTCTTTGCCATCTCTTCCCTCCTATTTCTTGGAGACTCTGATCCGAATCTCCTTGGTCACAGTAGACAGCTTGTCGAGCTTCTCGGGGAGAACAAACTGCTTGATGTTGGAAGTGATCTTCACTACTTGGGCGAGCTTGGTCTTGGGAAGCATCTTGACGATAGCCTCGGTGTCGTACTCTACACGAGAGGACTCGTGGACGGTGACGGAATACTTCTCTCCCTCTGCCTTCTCTCCGACGGGGACCAGCTCCAGGATCTCTTCCTTCAGGGTCTTTTCTTTCTCCTGGAGAGTCTTGATCTCTTCCCTCAGCTTACCGAATTCATCGGCGAGCTGAGGAAGCCTCTGCCTTGCCTGAAGAGCACGCCTCTCCTTGGCCGTCAGCCTGGCCTTCGCCATGAGCCACCTCCTTATTATATTCCCCTCCGGGACCCAAGGCCCCTCGGGGTGCTCGCTTTATATCATACTAAGTTTATTTTGTCAAGAGGGGAAAAGTGAAATCGATTTCACTCGCCTGAATCCACTACCACGGCGGGGGTTTTCTCTTCTTCGAGGCCGGCCACTTGGAAGACCACGACCTTCTGGCCGTCGGAGGTGTCCTTCATCAGGCCGGAAATCTTGGCGAGGGTGGTGATGGCGTTGATTTTATCGGAGGGCTTCACCTTGTCCTTCTCGATGAGGTCTTTGAGCTTCATCACGATGTAGTCCCGGGTGACCTCTCGGCGTTCTCTCTCTTGGCTCTTGAGGTTCTCAAGATACAGCTTAACATCTGGGCGGGAGAGGAGCCTCCTTAGAGTCCTCATCAGCATCGGGTTGCCTTTCTTGTTAGAATATCCGGCGACCCTGGCGGCGTGCATCACCCTACCGGTGCGGGCATACTCTTCACAAAATATCTTCTGCTTCTCGGTAAGCGTCTCACCCCAATAGCACCGCTCACGAAAAAGGGGGTCACGCTCGATACGCTCCAGCATCATCTGGTAGCCTTTAGAAAGGACCGGCTTGTCTGACATCTGGCTCCTCCTGGCTTCCATTTTAAGAAGATAATAATCTCAGGTCAAGAACCATACCGAAACTATTTGGCCCAGGGTACTTACATCGGTATATCTGAGGGCGTCGGGGGTCGGCTTAAATTAAAGTCACCACAAAGTGAGGAGGTGCAATTATGAGATTGAGAAGTATTAAGAAGAACATGACCGAAGTGGTTCTCGGAGATCTGACAATTCTGTTCAGCTATGAAACTCCTGTCGCTTGTCATATTCAGGGAAAAGGGTATTTCAGGACGTCCAAGAGGTGGAGCGCTACGACTACACGGCATATCAACCAGTGGCTTGATGGGGCAGAGGCTGAGGAAAGGCCCCAAAAGTTCTTTGACAATCTGCTACAGAGCGAGGGGGTGAAGTGATGGGATATAGTTGCACAAAAGACGCAGCGGAGAAATTGCAGGCCATCATGGCCAAGCTGGAGGAGGAGGGCCTAATTGCCTACCACAATGGAAGGCCGATAGCCAATACCTGGAGGAGAGGGCAGGATACTCTCTTCTATGAGATTGGCAGAGAGAACCTGGACGGAGCAATTACTGGCAGTGTCTGGTCCATGTCTGGCAGGAGGATTGGTTCCTTCAGGATCGAACCGGATGGATCAGTTACAAGGTTTCCTGGAATGCCTAAGAAAATCCTTGAGGAGGTGCAGAGATGAGGAAGGGAGAGTGGATCAAGGTCCTGGTTAATTATCCCAGAAACCCCAAGCTCAATGGAGTATGGGAGGGCAGGGTGAAGGAAGTTGGCTGCTATTCTTCAGGCTTTGCCTTCTTCAAGCTGGAAGGCATACCTTATGCTTTCCCAAATTCGTCCAGGTATAGACAAATAATTGAGAGGAGGAGATGAGCAATGAAGCTGCCGAAGGTAATCACTCATAAGAACCTGCCAGAGGTCGAAGAGGCAATCCGGGCAGACATTGATGCGGTTTCAGACCCCGATCACTGGGCGCAGCAACCCGTTTATCTTGAATTCCCAGCGGGGGAGATTGCGGAAGACTGGCTGAAGACCTTAGCGCTAGTCGGGATGGGGAAGAACTACGAATGTCTGCCGCTCACTGGCAAAGAAGGGTTTAGAGCCCAGGGGCTGGAGGGCAAGATTAGGGTCCGAAAGCCCCTGATCAACGCTGTTTATAACCTGAGAGACTTGCTGCCCAGATATAGGGGCAGAATAATTACAAGGGAGGGACGAGATGGATGTAATCAAGGCGATGACAGAAGCAGTGAGCGAGGTTAACAAAGAATACAGAGACAGGCTTTACCCAAAACCTGAAGTGAGTATTGAGAACAAGACCAAGCAAGTCCTGTTCGAGATGTTCACTGAAAACACTGGGGCCCATATTCTGGACTCTGGGGACTATTACGGCAGGGGCTGGGAGAGGGCCAGGAAGAAAGGACTGGAGGGTCTTGAAAAGGAACCTGTTGTCGCAGCGGAGACTTGGGGGGAAGATGACTTTCTACTCAGTGCTTCGACCTGGCATTACCTTAATCACTACCTTGAAAGGACAGACAACTACGAAAACCTGTTAGACAAGATGCTCCAATACCTGATCATTACTGAATACGAGGACCTGGACGGAGAAGGGATAATCCTTCTCCAGCTTCACAATGGCTGTGATGTTCGAGGGGGGTATACCAGACCCAGAGTCTTTCAGATAGCAGATGTCTGCGATTTTATCCTGGCTCAGTACGACATCTACGCCGGATGTAAAAAATGTGAGAAGAGCTGGTGGAGCGATGATGCTGGCCAACACTGGTACAACTACAACACCAGTGAAGAGGATTTCTGCATCTACACCAAAGAGGGAAGAATCCTCCACAAAGGCTGCGACGGGGAGATAGAATTCTTCCCCAGGTGGTAGCAAAATGAGAGTTACAATCATCATCAAAGGCGGGGCCAATCGCTCCGCCGTCCTCTCTACCATTTTACGGCACCTCTGGTCCATGGCGATGGAGCTGAGGGCCAAAATACTGGTCAAATTCAGTGGGGAGAAGGACTGGCGGGAAATAGACTGGCCTCGTCGGGGTTCGGGCTAAATTAAAACCACAAGGCCCCCAAAGGGGCCAAAAACCCAAGGAGGTGTAATTATGGCAAAATGGGCGGTAGTACATTTGATCCACGTCAATACTCCCCACAGGCATATTCCCAAGTTGGTGGTGGAGGGCGTCCCCAGAACCTATTCCAGCCGGGACGTCAAAGCTTGGCTGGAAGAGGCTGGGTATGGTTTTGGCGAGTTTGGCATTCCTTGGGCCAACCATTACATCGAGAGGCTCAAGGATTGCCCCCCAGAGGTTCGAGGGGCCTACCGGCAGGGAGAGGTGGAAACGATTACGTTTGAAGAACTTGAGGAGGTAGATCCGGACTGAGGAGGTGCAGCCATGGCAATGAGTGATCTGCTTTATATCCTTGAAGAAGAGGAGATCGAACAAGTCAGAGAAGTCGTCCAGTCCCTGCTTGAAGAAGCATACAACAGGGGCTATCAGGATGGATGGCGGGCCAGGGAGGAGAGAGAACTTGACCAGGCCCTGGTGGAGGATTACGGATGGGAGGAGGTGGCGTGATGGAGAAGAGAATTGAGTTAGCAACTGTGGACGCTGCCAGCATCTATGGGAGGACGGTGGATGAGAGGGGAGAGCACAAGGTCTCCATAGAGCTGGACAGGCACAGAGGGAACTACAAGGCCAGGACAATCAATGAAACAGATCCCTTTCAAGGAGCCACGGTGGAGCTGGGAGACATTGCGGTAATTCTGGTTGGGATCTTTCATGAGGGCCACAAGGGAGTGAAGCTGACCCAGTACAGCGATCGTGCCAGGGTAGTAATTGGCGGGTGGCAGGTAGAGATATCTGCCCGAGCTACCCCGTCAATTATTGACTTGGGTATCGACCAGCCCGAAGGCAAGATCTGGGGCAGGCTCAAGTCTGGCAAGACCGAGGCCAACATCTCGATCAGAACCTACTTCAAGCCCGCCGAGGAGGGTGAGCAATGAGGCAGGGAGATAGTTTCCAAACTGGGGAAAGATGTCCCTATTGCGGGACAAAGCTCTGGTTCGAAGCAGAAGTAGAGTACGAGGACCAGGGCTACGACGGGACCTATTACTGTCCTAGGTGCGGATTCGAAGAGATCGGGACAGTATCAATACTGGAAGCGGGGGGATGGGTAGAAGAGAAGCCCCTGCCAAGATAATTACCAGCTATGGCCCCTGCCCGGGCCGGGTGGGGGCCATTTTATTTTGTCCATTTTAGACAATCTCTGTCTGCCATTAGCTGAGTGAGGAGGAGGTTGTTGTACTGGAAGGGATAAGAAAAAGAATAGCGGAGATAGGCCAGGTTTTGGACAGTCTGTATACTTACAACAGGGGGGAAGTGCTTCCTTCCCAAGCTTGGACGGACCAGGTGGCTAGGAAGGAAGCACAACGGGCATGGAAGGAAGCCTGCAAAAGCCTCCTAGAACAGATTTAGGGGAATTCTCTACCCCCAGTCCTGCGAGGGGCTGGGGGCTATTTTTTTGTCTATTCCTGACAATAATTGCGAAATCGATTTCACACCAATTTTATCCCCAATCTCGGCGGGGGGAGGCTACATCCAAACTCCCCTGCTCCAATGTCACAAACATACGACCCCATATCCTATCCCAAAGGGTCGGGCGGGGGGTCTCCTAGTCCCTTCAGTCAATCCTCCAGCCAATCGGGCGGGGGGCCATATTATAGCCAATAGTCTGGCGGGAGTCCTACGGCACAACAAGAACACTCCAAGGGTCGGGCGGGGAGGCCCCTGCCACCAATAATACTGCCCACGGTCGGGGATAGGCTTATATTAAAGACAAGGCCAGGGAAAGCGGGCCAAATCCAAAGAGGGAGGGGCGTAGCATGGAAGGGGAGAAGAGAATCCCTATGAGCATGATGTACGACAGGATTCGGCTTGAGATAGACAACATTCTATCTCAGCCGGAATTCTCAGAAAAACCTGGTATGCTCCAAGCGTTATTTGATGCGCTAGACGCACTAAGGCGGTTCGACCGCCTGGTGCTGGAAAACCAAAAGAGGAGGGTATAGCCATGGGAAAGGTATCCAACAAAAAGCTGGAGGAGATTTACTTTGCTTTCAGGGAAAAGCTGGCGGAAAAGATAGGCCGAGACATCTACCTGCTCAAGATACCCACCGATAAATTGGTGGTGTCGGTGAACGGCAAGGCTCGAAAGGCCCACATCTTGGATGTCTACAAAGACAAATTCGGACTAGATATGAATGGTCTTAGGAAGATGGGTTGGGCCACGGGTAGAGGACCATTCAAGGGTACTTTCTATGTTATCCCACCTAGCCTTCAAGGGGAGCGAAAAAACAAAACTGCCGATACAGGAAAAGCCGACATAGAGTTGTAACGGTATTGAACAATTATTGCCCCAGGGGTTGCGGCCCCTGGGGTTATTTTTTTGTCTCATCCTAATTGTTCAATTGAACAATGAGTGAAATCGATTTCACTCCTGCCAGAGGCATCGCCGAAGGCTCTGCCCGTAATGATTGCCACAATTATTGCTCAGTACCTGCACCAATACCTGCCCCCACCCCAGGTGGACACAGGGGGGTGGGTAAGATTGAGGAGGCCGTGGGGGGTGTATGTCACCTTCTTATATGGAAGGGCACCTTCTTATATAGAAGGGCACTTTTCGTTTCCTCGCCTTCGGCGATGCCTCGGGCAAAAGCTAGGGGCCCCGTTTTGGGGGCCCCAGCTGAAAGGAGGTGATCATGGGAAAAGCCCCGTGATAGTGTTATTCTATCCCCCGCCCGACTGGCTTGTCAAGAGGGCTCCTCCAGAGGCATCACCGAGGGCTCCTCCGACTGACTTGTCAAGGGGTTCAAAGAAAGGACAATTTTCTCCATCTTCAGCATCAATGTAAGAGGCCCTGTAGTAAATGGACGGAACCTCAACGAACACATCGCATTCCCCGTAGGAGAGGTTGGAGGACGGGTTGGCCTCAGCCCCAGCGTACTTCCAATGTTTGCAGTTCCTACAGCAGTTTTTCTTCATAATTCCCTCCTTTTTTAGTGAAATCGATTTCACTTCAGAGTCTGCTTTTGAGAAAGGGAACGATTCCGGTGGTCCAGCCGTCTATTACTATCCAGCCTGAGGCATCGCCGAAGGCTCCTCCGCCAGGAAAGGCCCGTTCGGTTACGTGGACTCTCTGGTAAGGGGCTATGTTTATTTCTACGCAGAGCCCGCCCGACCGCCTGGGCCTCTTGTTGGCCCTGTCGGGATAGTCAGTGTCCTGGGAGTCGGAGATCACTAGGGTGAGGTCGTGGGGTTCGGAGTGCCTGTTCAGATACTCTATGGTTTGTGCAGTGAAGATACCCCCACCGCCGAGGCCACTAGCAGCCAGCTTTGTTTCCTCGATGAGATGATACAGATTCTTCGGATTTCCCTGCATTTTTCTTATGGCCAAAGTCCTGGTAGCATCACTCCCGCTGGAGAACCACACGGTAGAACGAGACGAGGCCAAAGCCACTGCGTAGGCGACGGCTACAGCTCTGTTTAGAAAAGACCCGCCGAAGTTGCCCAGGTTTCTGTCCAGGTAGCCCATGCTGCCCGACACATCTATCACTATTTCTGCGGAAGGGAGCTCCCACGAGTTCTGGTAGAAGTTTTCTACCAAGCAGAGAAGACTCTCAGTTAGCTGAGGAACCGCCGCCATTGCTTTGATGACATTATAAACGTCGAGGTACTTAGGCCGCAGGCTTCTGATATAATCTGCCAGCTTGGTAAGAGAGACCCCGTCTTTGAGCATATTGTTTAGATTCCTAATGCAGGCCAGAGCGGGAAGCTTTTTGTGGCCAATGAGTTTCTCCCAGGCCGCTTTTCTTTTTTCTTGGTCACTTCCAGCCTCGCTGATTAGGACTTCCCAAGTGTCGGGGGTCTTTAGATACTCCTTACCACGGGCGGCCCTGGACCACAGGTCTTGGGTAGCCTGGTCTGGCTTGGGCCTCACTAGCCTCATCAAGGACCTTACCGTGTAGGCTCCCGAGCCCCAGTGTTTTCTCAGGGAGTACTCGTCCCATAAAGAAAAGGCTCTGGCAATCAGATCGGTGAGGCAGTGGGGATACCTTCCTTCCTTGGAGCCATAAAGTCTCCAGAGAGCGAGGAGGTCTTGAGCCTCTCTAGGGGTTCCAAGGAAGACGGAAGGGTCGGCGTGCCTCACTATGTCCTTGGCCCCTTTCCGCACTAACCCTACCAGGGCAAGGAGGGCACCATGCCTTATCCCAACCCTAGCAGCTTTCTCAGCCAGAGAGAGGGCGTCGGTAGGAGGCATCTGCTCGACAGTCTCTATAATGGCTTCGGTTGGATGGATCGGACGGTCATCCTTGTGTTCGCTGTAGTATAAGGAGTCGGACTTGCCGAGGAAGAGAGTGGTCACCAGTCTCCATAGTCTCTGCTGGGGAGTCTCCTGACCAGCCAGATTACCTGTCCCATCAGCAACTCTCTCGGCAGAAAAGCCCAGGGAGCTGCTGGCACGTTTGGAGAACCTACTCATACCGCACCTCCGGAACAATTAGGGAAGGAAAGAAGAAGGGAGGAAAAGCGGAAAGGGTATTATGGTGGCCCAACTATGCCAAGTAACCCTTCCCTCACCTTCCCAATACTGTTCATACCACACCAATTTAGTATTGTCAAGGGCCAAAGTTTTCCACAAGTGAAATCGCTTTCACCTGAGACCTCGGAGGCGGGGGCGGACGGCCCCCCGACTTTCTTCTGCCCAGGTGTCGTCTTCTCTGTGAGAATATGGGGTGTAGCCTAAAGCCGCATATTCTAGAGAATCAGCCACATGGCTGAATTCGTTTTTTTCAGGGATGTCGGTGTATCTTTCGCCCGACACTCTGAGGCGGCGGAAGACGTACTTCCCCGCCATGGCTTTAATGAGAGTAGTGCACTGGGGGGAGATTTGGAAGGCGGGCTCCCCCCCGACCATTTTGGTCAGGAACTGGTTGACTGCTTCAATCCTTGCCTTGATGCTGTTGGTGTAGGCGGGCCATGCCTCTAGGTTTCTTTCTCTTAGCAACATGAAGCAGTTTCTTTTGTCTAGCTGGCTCCTTGCCCGACCCGCAGGGTCCCCGATTACGACTACGGAGTGACTGAAGTATTTCTTCGACACGAGGAGCGGGAGGAGCTGGTAGTCCACCAGGTCGTTGAGACTTGTTGGCTCCCAAGTGACCAGCTCGTCCAGCACCCAGAATCCGCCTCGTGGAGTGAACTGAGTGATGACTGCGGCGGGGGTGAGGCCGAAGTCCATTCCCACCACCAACGGGACGCCTCTTATTGGCATGAGTTCTTCTTTTGCTACATGGACTCTCCTGTTGAACTGACCGAAGACCGCCTTCCCTTCTCTTACGTATCCGTATTCGCCGTGGACGTATACCCGAACGAAGTCGTCGTCTTTTCCAATCATCAGCTTCTCGTAGTATCCTGGCGGGAGGTTGGGGATGTTCTCCGCTTCAGGGGACAGGCCGGAAGGCTGGCGGAAGAGCTCTGCCACTTCTGCTACTTTCTCGTCCTTTTGAATCTTGTTCTCGAAGTAGTCATACAGCCACGAATCAGTGTCGGGCGGATTGGAGTCCAGAATCATGAAAGGATACGTACAGTTCTTGGGGAACCTGCCAATCCTGCCGTCCAGAGTATCGAAGACTTCCTTAGGAATTTCCCTGGCTTCATTGATCCAGGCACCAGTCAGCTCAAGAGAAAGAAGGTCCTTGACCTGGTCGGGGCGGTCCAGAGCCCTCAACAACCACTCCGACTCCACTCGTGTCCCGTCCTTCAGTCGGAAGCTGAAGATGTATTTCAGCTCGCTTTCCTTCCACTGTGGGGAGAACGGCTGGACCCAGTCCTCTATCGTGTTCTTGGTTGTGTCCTTCAGTTCCTTGACTGTGTTCCTGACGATTCCGTAGCGGGTCCGGCGGACGCCGTCCGAGTCGGGCTCCTGCTCAGTCATGTAATGGAGGAGAGAAATCACGCACCCTGAGGACTTCCCACTACCGAATGGACCCAGTATGCACTTGATTCTCTTGCGACTCAGGAAGAATGCCTTGACTGTAGGCACGCAAGAGAAGTCGTAGCTAACTGTCGTCGCCATAAAGAAGTCTCCTGTCCTCCTCAGTCAGTTCGATTCCTTCTCTCTCTACATATTTAATAGCCGTTTTGTGCATGGATGCAAACGAGTAAGGATTGATTCCGACAGCTCGGCAGGCGTCCCATTTCTTTCTAAACCGACCGCTGGCCACGCTTCGGAGGACCAGGAGAACTGTCTCCAGTCTTTCCTTATGTGACATCCACCGACCCATGTCTCACATCTACCATGAAGCTCTTGACTACGCAATATTACAATTATACAATTAGGACAAGATGGGCCTGATGGACTTCAAACCAGCACTGCCGGAGGAGTTGGAGAAGGAGCGGGCGGAGGAAGAACTCGGAATCACCGAAGAGTCTCTCCCACCTCTCGTATCGAGAATCCTCTCCGACTTCGAGAAGGCAAAGCGGGCCAAGCAGTCCGTTCACGAGAGACTTATCTCTTGCCTAAGACTTTTCATGTCCAAGTACTCCGTGAAAGAAGAGAGCGAGATAGAAGAATCTGGCCAGCCTAACGTCTTCATTCCACTCACCAACATCAAGTGTCGGGCGGGCAAGGCGTGGCTCAACGATATCTATTTTGAACCAGGAAAAAGTCTTTTTGAAGTCAAGCCTACTCCTGTCCCTACTCTCCCAGAAGAGAAAGAACAGAAAGTGCTCCAAAGGCTCCAGAACGAGGTATCCGACATAGTTCAAAAAGCCGTTTTATTAAGCGAGGCTACCAATGGTGAGTTCAACCTTCAGACCATACTGGACAAGCTCAACGAGCGTGGGGAGGAAATCAGGGAAGAGTACGAGAAGCGTATCAGAGACGAGGCCGCCAAAGCCTGCGAGAGAGTTAAGCGTGAGCTCCACGACCAGTTCGTGGAAGGTGGATTCTACGATGCCTTTAGGCAGGTTCTCCAGGACATCGTGGTCTATCCGACGGCGGTCCTCAAGGGTCCGGTTAAGCGTAAGGTTAAAAGATACTTTTCTTCCAGCGAAGTAGTGGAAGAGGAGATTCCGACATTCAATCGGGTGTCTCCCTTCGATGCCTTTCCTGCCCCCAACGCCAAGAGCTTCGATTCAGGGTTCTTCATCGAGATTCTCCATCTATCTGACAAAGACCTCAATGCTCTTATAGGAATTGACGGGTTCTTCGAGGACGAGATAAGAGAATGTCTTATTGTCTACCAGAATGGGTTTAGACTGACTCCGCAAGGAGAGCAGCAACAGCAGATTACCGATGAACACAGCTATACCAGCTACTACGAGTCCAAGACATTCGACATCCTGGAGTACTGGGGCACCCTCCCAGGCTATCTCCTCAAGGAGTGGGGGATGGAGAAGATAGAGGATGATGAGTTCTATGATATCTGTGCCTGGGTGCTGGACAGGCGAATCATAGGAGTCATTCTCAACCCCGACCCGCTCGGCAAAAAGCCCTACACCAAAGCTTCGTTCGTGGAGATCCCCGACAGCTTCTGGGGCATCTCTCTCCCAGAGATTCTTGAGCCCTTGCAGAAGGCCGTCAACAGCTTGTCTAGGGCGATAATCAGCAACGCTGTCTATTCCTCTGGCCCGCTAATAGAAGTAAACGAAGACAGGGTGGGGAGAATCAGCGAGCTTTATCCCTTCATGATAGTCCATGCCAAAGAATCGGCCCTCAATTCTGCCCCAGCCGTCAGACATTACCAGACCAGAGAGACTGCGGTAGCCATTGCTCAGGTCCTGGCTCTCTATCAGAAGATGGCTGACGAATACTCCGGCATTCCAGCCTATGCTCACGGAGACATCACCGTTGGGGGAGCTGGCAGAACAGCGGCGGGATTAGCCATGCTCCAGTCCCATATGACCAGAGGAATTAAGGACATAGTGATGAACCTCGACCGAGGGATAGTGGAGCAGGTGGTCAAGAGACTCTACTATCAGAACCTTAGGGAAGGCGAGTTCGGGGAGGACATTCCTGACCTGGTGATAGAGGCGAGGGGGATAATGAACTACTCCGAGCGGGAGGCCCAGGCCAACAGGCTCCTGGAGTTCCTCAGAATCACGTCCTCCTCTCCGATAGACACTCAGATAACAGGAGTCGAGGGCAGGAAGTATCTCCTTGAGAACATAGCCAGGAAGCTGGGCATAGACGTGGAGAAGGTCTTTCCCTCCGAGATAGAAGAGGTGAAGCAGATGCTGCAGGCCCTACAACAGCAGGCCCAGCCAGTCCCAGCCCCCAACCAAACAGGAGGGATAGTAGAGATGGCCCAGCAGGCCAGGAAAGGAGTGATGGAATGACAGGCATTATAAGAGAGGACCACAAGAGACTGCCAAGGATGGTGAGGGCTGTATCTCCCGCAGCCTACGAGGGAGTGCGGGAATTCTTCGAGGAGAGGCTTGAGGCCCTGAAGAACTATCTGGTCAGAACAGGGAGTGAAGAAAGCTTCCGCACCCTACAGGGAGCAGCTAGGGTCTACGAGCAGCTGTTGGAGTGGTGGGGGAATGTCGAGAAAGAAGAAGTGTCCAGGAAGTAAGATTCGCAGTAAAGGCAAGGGTCGGGGCCTCGGCAGAGGAAAAGGCAGAGGCCCAATAGGAATTCCTATCGGGAGAAAGAAGAAATGATACCTATACCTTATATATATATTAGGAGCAGGCCCTTCCTCTACGTAGCCCTAGCCCTGGTGGGGGCCTTAGCCGTGCTGCTCCTCATGTTCTACATTAAGGGCCTCCAGCACAAGATTGAAGTTCTTGAATCTCAGGTGCGGGAATACAAGACGGCCTACGAGGCACAGAAGACCCAGACTGAGAGGGCAAACGCAGCAGTGGCTGCCATCAACAAGAAGTATCGGGAGCTGTCTTCCAGATTTGAGAGCAGCCAGCTGATTTATCAGAAAGCCATTCAGAAGTATAAGCGCCTGCTGGACGAGTGCCTGGCTCAGAACTCCAAGCCAATCATAATAAAGAACAGCAATCGGAAGGACTGCCCCAAGATAGAGAAGATAGACAAAGATCCGACCCTTGGTAAACTCAGACATTTGTTCCAGGGAGGGGAAAAGTGAAAGCGATTTCACTCCTCTTTGCCTTGATATTCTTGGCGGGGTGTGCTTTGTCAAGACCGACTCCTGCGGTAACTCCTGCAACAGTGGTCTGTCCTTCCCTTCCCCAGGTGCACATGGAGCCCCCTCCAAGGCTTCAGGAAGTAGACTGGTACCTGTTGATGATAGATGGAGAGAGGATCTATGCTGTCTCTCCTTCAGGGGCTGTGAGGTTGATAACAAACGTGGAGGTCCTTAAAGAATACTCCAACAGGTGCTACCAACTCTTGGAGGGGAAGGATGAAGAAAGTGCTTTACCAACACCTGCGGGTCCTAAGCCAACTCGCAATAGCGACCCTGATTCTTATCGTTAATCCCTACATCACAACTGGTCACCCAGTCCTGTTCTTCCTTGTGCTCAGAAAGGCAGCCTTGGTAGCCGTAGGCTCGGCCCTGGCACACCTCACCTGGAAGAATCTCATGCACTACGTGAACACAGAAGAAATCCTCTATGAATGGGAAGGGCCAGCAGCAGCCCAGAAATACATTGGCCTCTGTGTCTTCAGGGGCTTCTATTATTTGGCTTGGATTTTGGGGATGGCTCTGGGGCTATGAGACTATACCTTATTATATATGCAATTCTGTTCTTGAGTCTGGCGGGCCTCTCCCCAAGCTACAAGATCCATTACTGCAAAGACACCTGCTCTCCCAGGACCAGGGTTTATAAAAATGTAGACCAAAAGCTTTACTGCTATAAAGGCATTCCATACAAGGCAGAGAAGTACTGGAGGCTGGCGGTCCGAGTAGCCCAGCATTTCGCCCTGGACCCAGCCATCTTTTGTGCCCAGATAGAATGTGAGTCAGGATGGAATCCGTCTATCGTGAGCAGGGACGGAGGAATTGGCCTCGCCCAGGTTACTCCCCGCACGGCGGGGGTGGGGAAAAAAGAATGGCTCTACGACCCGCTCTACAACCTGGTGGTGGGAGCCCAAATCAAGCTTGAGGCCCACCGCCGAGCCGAGAACCTTTCCAACTGCCACGACCCGCTGTCCGTAGAAGTTCTGTCTCTCAGGATATACAACGGCGGGTGGAGGTTCTTAAAAAAAGAGCTGGAGTTCCTGGACTACCTTCAGATGGACAGATGTAGCCTCGAAGACCAGCTCAGGGTCTGTGCCAGGGACCTATGCCTATGGAAGGTCAACGTTGTCTATGTAATCAGAGTCCTGAATGGGGCTGAGAAGTATAGGAGGATGATATGGCATCGGTAGACCACATGATTGTCAAGGCTGCGTTTTTCATCCTCGTGCTGTGGATAGGTTCGATGGAAGTCAGGCTCAGGAAGAAAGCCAACGACCGATACCTGGACGACCTGAAGAAGTTTCTGGACGAAAAGTTTGACTTCCTCGATTCCAAACTCCAGGGCCTTGACAAGAGGCTGATGCGAATCGAGGACAGAATGATGGAGGGAAAGTAGATGGGATTTCTAAGGTTCGACAAGACAAAAGAGAGGATCATTGAGAATCTCTCTGTCAGTGCGGGCGAGGCCCACACTGTGTCCGACAGCGAACAGGGGTTTCTCAATGTAAGGAACGCCGACCTCATTACAATTGCGGTCAAGGTCCAGGGAGCCAATGCCTCCAGTAGCGGAACGCTCACTCTGGAATTCGTCTCTTCTCTTACTGTGGATCTTCCAGATTGGGACACCGAGCCTCTCTTTACACTGGAGGTTCCGATCCAGGGGAACTCTCCGGTCAAGAAGACCTTTTACATCGATGTCGGGGAGGTCAGGGCTCTCAAGGTCCTCAAGGTCAAGAACAATGACTCATCCTATGGAGTCACAGTACTCTATGTGGATGCGTCCAAGAGGTATATTTAAAGGGGTCCAGAAAGTCTTAGGAGGCTAGGCCATGATTATCAAACGTACTCCAGGCAAGTGGGTGGTTTTTGATGAGAAGGACGGGATAGAGGTGACTTTGTCCTTCACCCATAAACCGACCAAGAAGGAGATAGCAGCCAATCTTGCTGCCATAGATATTTCCCCTCCAGAATCAGATATTCCAGAACCAGACAATGACAGGTCTACGGTGATCCAGAGAATCCGGTTTGACAAGAATACCCTTCTGGAACCCTTCTTTGTCCAGGAAATACAGGCCAATCCTCAAATCACATTTGATGAGATGTATCAAGCTATCATGAAAAAGTGGAACGAACCTGTGGCCTTACTCTTCAAGCGATTGGTCTATGACTATGTGGACGCTGGGGTACAAGCTGGAATTTTCCCTGCTCCTTCAGCTCAGGATGTAGATTCCTGTTTCCAGATTCTTCGGGACTTCGTTGCCAAGACACCTATGGAACAAGTCCAGGCCTTGTTAGCGGAGGTGTGATATGGCTACTAGGACAGCAGTGGCGAGCGGACTGTGGAGTGCATCAGCTACCTGGGACACGGGTGTCCCTGCTGATGGCGATACAGTAGAAATTCCCGAAGGGTACACAGTTACCTTTGATGTTGACCAGAGTGGTTTCTCCACGGGAATAGCC